CATTATCTTTACGTATTTCAAATACAGCTTCTTTTACTAGCTCTTGTGTGTCCATCTTTGTCACAGGCTTTGGACTTGTTGGAGCTACGAAGTGTGCTACTGCTTGTGCAGCAACATCTCTCATAGGATTACCAGCAGGTGCTGGAGCTTTCTCCATATTGTTTTCTAGCCCGTCACCTGAACCCGGCGTGGTTACTCGGCTTACAAATTCATCTATAGCATCTTGTCCTTGTGATGCAATGCTACTAGGTATCTGTAAGTTTCCTACATATTTAGTTGCACCGGGACCACTAGTGCCTGTATCTTCAGGTGATGGTGTTGGGTCTACCTCTGCAGGCTTACTGCTTCTTTTAGCACCCGCAGCCATATCAAATGTGAAGCCCGGATCTCCCGGTTTTGGTGCTGCTGGTTTAGATAATATTTGTGGTCCTCCCTCATCCATAGCAGAAGGTGCTGTACCCATTGCTCTTGTGCCTGTTTCTGTTGGAGCACCCTCGTCCATAGCTGATGTGCTTCCGACCCTATCAAATCTACTGGCTCCTGTTTCAGGGGCAGGGGTACCTAATCCACCCGGAGATGTTGCTGCACCTAACCCACCGTATTTACTTTTAGGTGTTCTCTGCAAAGATCCTGCTCCTCCTCTACCTCCTTGTTCATCATCATGCATGTCCTTGCGGAGTTCTAGTAGAGCTTCTTTAACTAAACCAGTATAGTTAGGTTTTTTGTTAGATGTTTCTAAAAGGGATTGTAACTCTTGGTTTTTACCCTTAATACTTACGTTAGGCAAGTTCTTACCTTCAGGTTGTTCTTCACCGTAGACAGACGGTGTTGATGCCGCAGGCTTTCCTAAAATCTTTTTAGCTAAACCTTCGGCTTTAATCTCTATTTTAATGTCTGGGAATCTATCTTTCTTCATACTATATTATACTATCTCCTTTAGTTTATCTAAAAATAATTGTTTCGTTATTGACTTTTCACTTAAATTAATTCTAGGGTCTAAGTCTTCTGGGTCCACAGCTGGCATAGGTCCAGCCCTATTACCAAAATCTCTTTCTTGCATTCGTCTTTGAAGCTCTGCCCTACCACCTAATCCTTCACCATATACACCATCACCAAGCGGTAGATTATCAAATGTTCTAGTGCCTGTTGCAGACGGAGAAATTCCTTCTTTCTCCCTGTTAAATCTATCAATCCTAGGGCTGTAAAACGAGTCAGGGTTTTGATATTCATCTATGCCCGCCTCATCAGATACCCTCATAAATGTTTTGGGGTTTTTTAAATTTCCATAGTAACTCCCACCTCCATATCTATAAGGAGCCATCCAAGTAGCAAAGTTATCTTCATCACTTTCTTGTGCTTTCTTTAGACTTCTTTTAATTTCTTTTGCTATTTTATCTCTTCGATTATCACCCGGACTACCATCAGTAAATTTCTTGTAGCCTTCTTTTTTAGCTTGTGCAGTTGCAATAGCTATTGCTGTAGATTTGTCAGAGTCTTTTTCTTTAGTAATCCAACTTGTAAACATGTCTTTAAATGATGGCATATCTGATTTAGAGATAGCAATTATTTCTGGTTCGGGAGTCGGGTCGTGAGACTTAGTTAAACAACTACCGTCTACACAAGACCCTTCTGCTTTATCACCTTTAAGTAATTCAAAATGAGCGTTCTGATTTACTCCCTTTTCACATATTGTTACTTCTGCTAGTTCCATATCGTCTACTTGTAACACGGAACTACCGTCAGATTTCTTTATATCTCTGCTTTTAGTAGCACTTCCTGCAATAGAATAAGACTTCATACCACCTTTTTCTATTTGTTCTCGCACTCTATTGGATATTTTTGTATCATCTCTAAGTTCTGCTATGAAAAATAAACCCTTATCGTCTACACCACTTTTAAATACGTTACCAGCTTTACTTATATATACGGGTAATGCGTGTCCAACTTGAACATCAGAGTGCATAACCATTACGTTCCTACCTCTAAAGTTCTTCATGTATCTTTTGAATGCTTTTTTAAGAGCGTCTGTTGTAATAAGATGTCCTTCTCTATCAACAACTTCTACTGATGCGGGACCTCCAACAACCATAAATGAAAAATCACCCTCATCATTTTTAATATTTTCACAGGCTTCTTCATATTCTACATTATCAGGAAAAGCTCTGTGCAAAGTTACTAATTCAGCTGGGGATGCAAGACCGGCAATATGCAGTCTTTTATATTCATCTAGACCCTCACCGATATCATCAAGCGTGGTTTTACCAGACTGAGCTTTCTCAAGAGACATAATAGTCTCGTCTGTAGACGAAAGCCAGCTTTTATATTCTGTATTACTAGCCATAGTAACCATTGTGTTCCCTACCCAACTGGGGCTGCAACTCCCCAAATTACTCCTTCATAACCTGTGCTTGAGCCACTACCTATGACGGATACATTTTTTCTAAAGTCTAACGGATGTGTACTAGCAAAGAAGTTATGTTCTGTAGTATCATTACCAGTTAATTTAATTGCTGCTGTGCTTGCTTCTGCAACAGTATCAAATGCTACATAGAGCACTTGTGATGCGTGAGTGTTTCTAATCTTTATCCCTCTAATCGCACCCATTGGAGATAAGTGTCTTGACCTTGAAAGGTCTGTAGTTCCTTCCCATTGGTATGTATTACCACCAGCAAGGTTACCATCTATATAATCTATAAGTTTAGTATTTATTCTTTTGTCATACATTAGACAGTCGAATAGCATATTAATATTGTGTTGTGTATTTGAACACCATTTTATTTTGTATGTTGCTCCACCAGTCGGGAGTTTGTAATGTACTGATATTCTTTGGTAATCTGTAGTTAAACTAACCGCAGTTCCTGTAGCTACTACAGCGTCATCAGAATCTAAAATCTGCATTACTGCATCACCAGAAGCCGAAGCTCCTCTTACCATTCCTTGTGCACATAAGTATGAATCAGAACTTCTTGATGTACCTCCAGCTAAAGTATCTGTAGTAACAGTAAATCCTTCTTTAGCTGCTGAGTTTGCTGGGTTACATGTGAGTTCTGCTGACCCTAAATAAGGAGCACCAGTGGTTCTTGATATAGCTGACCCAACTGTTGTAAATTCTGTTATATCCGTGTTTTCTATTGATGGGTTTAAAATTCTATTTATGCCGGGACTACCACTAGTAGGTTTTTCCATGTTAGCTGTTGTTATGCCTTGATCTATATCATAGTATGCACTTGAAAATATTTCCACTAAATTTACTGCACTTGTTCCCACAGTGCCGCTAAAAGGAACATATCTGTCCCAAGGTTGTACAGCCGTTCTTGTGCTTGGATCTGATTGCCAAGTTTCAAAAGAGGCTGAGTCAAAATAATCATTTGTAATTGACATCTATATTTCTCCTAATATTTTCTTATTAACTAGTAGCCGCCCCGAAGAGCGGCTACTTAATCAGTCATTTGTAGAGTTTATACTCCGTATAATTTGATCAGATACTTACCAGCATCATAGACACCATCAGTAGTACCACCACCACCTACTAAGTATAAATACTTGTCGGCAGCAACAATCGCACTGAGAGGTCTCATATTTACGTTAGCCGCGATAGTCCAGTCAGCAGCAGCTGCCAATACAGACACCTGATTCGATAGACCAGAAACAGCAGCATCTTCTGTACCTGTTGCTTCATCAGCATAAAACAAGTCAATGTCAGGCTCACCTGTTGTAGGTGTTTCTAAACATTGCATGTAACCACCAACGATAGTTCCGTTGACAGCTGTAGTTATTTGTCCTATGTGTGAATTTGCAGTAGCATCTTTACCAATAATATCTCCTGCGGCGTTTGAAGATAGCCCAGTTAAATCTATATAGATATTAGTTTCAAAGATTCCACCAACTTTTACTACTGAAGATTTGTAAACTGTGCCAGTACCTGTTGTGATACCAGTTCCAGCTGACACTGCTTCTGTAGTTCCTAGACTAGTTGCACCTGCAACTGCTAGTGTGCCTGACACTTCTGTAGCAGATGATGCCACGTTTAGTGAATCACCATCCCATGAAAGTGTAGCATCGCTGCCTGTACCGAAAATTAAAGTTTCGTCATCAGCGAAATAGTTAAAATCATAACCTAACGCAGATCTTGCTAGTACTCTAGCATCTGGCGTTACGTCTGACATTTTAAATGTATGTTTAGCCATTTAAGTTTTCCTCCGTTTTAAAAGCCATACTTGTCACATCATCTTGAATATTCCGATTTGTTCTCCACATAGCCTGCTTTATTGATTTCTTCAAAGCAGTCGTTGTTGGAGCATCTGCTAATGAGCCTTCTAATAAGGTCATTATTTCCCCGACCATCTTTTTGGTCTGGACATCCAAACTTTGTAACACTCCGTTAGCATATACAATCTGCATTATTCATCCTTACATTACATTTCATTTACATTCATTTAAAAGTGAGGGCGACTAATTTAATCTTAATCACCCTCAACTTTTCATATAGTCTAATTTTTAGTTACTAGAATTATTGACTATGAGTTTAAGTCTAGTATTGCACCTTGAACGTCAAACCTGTATGCTCTGAACTCTGCCATAGTGTATAGCAAACCTCTAACAACAAGTGCGTCAGCTGCAAAGTAATCTCTGTTCTCAATATACTGAGTAGGTTGAGCGACAGCGATTTCAAGGTAATCAGTATCTAATACATAAATGTTAGATCCTAATTTTGCTCCAGTAGTTGCCTCTGACTTAGTAGTGTCAGCATCTGGCAAGATTGGAATACCTTGATAAGTAGCAAGAACTAGTCCAGTTCTAGTACCGGGGAATGTCTTTTCAGAACCTACTCCCACTTGGTACTCTTCCTGTCCCATGTATCTTTGCTGTGAGTTTAGTAATCTTTCCAATTTGAAGTATTGGTCGTGACCCATAAGGATTAACTTAGGTTCTCCACCATTAGTTCTAATTGATTGGATACAGTCATCAAGTAAGTTTAGAGATAAGTCTCTTCCAACTCCACTGTTACCTTTTACAGTAGCAGCAGCTCCAAAAGTTCCTGATGTTCTGTTTGCTGTAGTTAAGTCGTAAGCTCCTGCGAATCTCTTAACACCAGCGTTACCAACTGTTGCATCGTTGTTAATTGCAACGATATCATCAATTGATGTTAAACCTGCTCTAGTTTGAACAGATAGGTTGTCTACAACAGCACTACCAGATAATGCAGCCGGAGTTCCGCTTAGAGCAGCTCCAGTTGTAATATCATTGCTAGAAATAGCAGAGATTGCTACGCTGTTTGCAGTTGATGAACCACCATCTACTAACATTACAGTGTCACCAATTCTTAGGTTACCACCATCTGTTACGTTAGCATCAGCAGTTCCTGAACCTGCAGAGATGTTACCAACTGTGTTAGGCAGTAACAATTCTTGGTTCAATTCCTTGATGTGATCAAGCTGTGCGTTTTCGTTTTCCAACGCTAGAACGTCACCTACACCACCTTCTAATTGAGCGGTGTACATGGCTTTTACAGAAGCACCGAATGAGGTTGATACTATCTTAGGCAAGCTAGAGATAGTTTCTAGGTTTGAAACATCGATGTCTGGTAAACTACCAGTCTCTGTAATAGGTCGAGACCTTTGTGTACCTCTATCTGTTCTTACCCTCCAACCAACGGTGTTACCGAAAACTGTTCTTGGGATTGC